GGCAGCGCCTGTCATCTGCGGGCAGATGGGCTTGGCGGTGCAGAACCGGCAGTGGTCGCCCACCGTAAGCTGCGCGTCAGGGAAGGACGACAGCTTAACGGCCTGCACCAGATCACGCTCGAACTGCCGAATGCGCTCGGGCGTCGTCACCCACCTCCGTGCTGCTGGCGGCTGGATGATGACGCACTCAACCTCAGTGGCGCCATCGAACGCCCAGGCTGACTCTTGCGTCCGCATGGCGGCGGCAGCGTAGAACATCAACTGCGCGTTCTCCTCGGCGTCAACGATCACGCCGTCACCGAACTTCCAATCCAGCACGATGGCCCGGTTGCCGATTCGACCGATCAGGTCAGTCGAGCCGAACACGCCCGGCAGCAGATCACCAAAGCCGACGCGGGTCTCGGTAGCAAAGTTCATCTCCTCCTTGGGGTCGACTTCGTTTAGCAGCGCCAGCGCCGACATCAGCTTCTCGCAGTGGTCTTCGCTCAACGCCACACCGTTGAAGTTCTTGTCGAGCAGGCTGTACGGGCTGGCGTCGCCGTCGTTGACCAGGTAGTCGATGGCAGAGTGCAGGGCCGTACCCTCGGCCATGTACTTGTTCTCAACCTGGGGCGGCATCTTGGCGACCAGCGCCACGCTGCCGGGGCAGGCCATCACACGCTTGGCGGTCGAGCCGCCGACGATCTTACTGTGCTGCATTGTCGTACTCCAGGGCTTGCAGTTTGCTGATGCGGTCGTTGATTTCCATCACAGACTTGTGGTAGTCGGCCATGACCTTTTGCTTTAGTGTCTCCAGCGCGGCAATCTGCTGCGCGCGTGGGTCGTAGTTGTCAGGCACTTCAATCTCAATCTCTTGCGCTCCGACATAAGTGCGATCCGTGGTGTCGTCCAATTGGACATAAAACACTATGAACTTACCCTCAGTTTCCCAAGAGTGTTTTTGGAAATGGATGTGGATTGTGGTTTTGATCTTCATTTTCGTTTACCTTAGTTGTTACCCAGATTGGGTAGACGAATAGTAGCACGAAATAACTTTGTGCAAATGTTTTTTTCTGTGCTAAAGTTCGTCGCATGGAGAAACACATAGAAGCCTACCTTGTCAAGCGCGTCAAAGCGCTTGGCGGCATAGCGTACAAGTGGCGCGGCCACGGCGGCGCAGCCGACCGCATCATCGTCCTGCCCGACGGCACGGTCTGGTTCGTGGAGGTCAAGACCATCGGCGGTCGGCTGTCCGCGCTCCAGAAGGTCTTCGCCGCCGACATGGCGCGGCTCAAGCAGAAGTACGCAGTGCTGTGGACTAAGGAGCAAGTAGATGAATTTACGTCCCTACCAAAATGAGGCGGCGGACTTCCTGTTTGCTAACGACCGCGCCATGATCCTGGCGCCGGTCGGGGCAGGCAAGACCGCCATCACGTTGACGGCCATGCAGGCCATGCTGACCAGCGGCCATGTCAGTCGGTTCCTCGTACTGGCCCCCAAGCGTGTGGCCGTCAGCGTCTGGCCGACCGAGGCGCGGCTGTGGGCGCCAGCCCTGCGCGTTAGCGTGGCCGTGGGGACGCCTAAACAGCGCGAGGCTGCGTTCCGGTCAGACAGTGAGGTGGTGGTGACCAACTACGACAATTTGCAGTCCCTGCCTGCGCTAAGTTTTGACGGGATTGTGTTCGACGAACTGACCCGGCTGAAGAACCCCAGCGGGGCTAGGTTCAAGGCGCTCAACAAGATGCTGGACTGCCCTGTAAGGTGGGGCTTGACAGGTTCGTTCACCAGCAACGGCTTGGAGGACGTATTCGGCCAGTGCAAGATCGTCGATCAGTCACTGCTGGGCCGCAGCAAAGGCGCGTTCCAGCAGCAGTACTTCTTCCTGATCAACAAAGACTTCAACCAATGGGAGCCGCGCCCAGGTGCGCTGGAGCAGGTCATGGAGCGGATCAAGCCAGCCACGTTCGTGCTGGAGCCGGGCGAGTACAAGGACAAGCTGCCCCAACTGCACACTGTGCCGGTGCGGTTCGATATGGTCAACCGCAAGCCCTACGACCAGATGAAGAAGGAGTTCGTAGCGCAGTTCCCTGACGCCCAAGCTGTGGCCGTCAACGCTGGCGTGGTCACGGCCAAGCTGCAACAGATGGCGTCCGGGTTCGTCTACGGCGACTCGACCGTCTGGTTTGACACGTCCAAGTTTGACGCCCTAGACGACCTGCTGGCCGAGAACCAACACGCCAACACCATCATCGCGTACACCTACAAGGAAGAGTTGGCCGAACTCAAGCGCCGCTACCCTCGCGCCGTGACGCTGGACGAGCCAGACGCCATTGAACGCTGGAACGCTGGCAAGGTCGAACTGCTGCTGGCCCATCCTAAGTCGGCAGGCCACGGCCTGAACCTGCAACATGGCGGCAGCAAGATCATCTTTTTGTCGTTGCCTTGGTCGCTGGAACTGTACGAGCAGACCATCGGGCGCCTGCACCGCAGCGGCCAGCGGCACGATGTGTGGTGTTACGTCATGGTGGCGAACAAGACCGTAGACGAAAAGATATGGGCGGCGCTCCATGACAAACGCGCCATTTCTGACATCGCACTGGAGGCACTGAAGTGAACCGAATCACACAACTGAAGGCAAGGCTTAAAGTAGCGCAAGCCGAACTTTTGATCCGCACCCGGACGCACAACAGCGCGTCGCGGGCTTACAACAAGGTGGTGGCGCACATTGCCGAACTGGAGAAAAGAATTGATAACTTGGCGAAAATTTCATCAGGAAGCTAACGAGTACGGCGAGGAGCAACTGCTGGCTATGTTGGAAGAAGAGAAGACGGTACATAAGCGCGTGAAGATGCTAGAGCGCATCCACCAACGCTACTGCACCTTACGCGCCAGCCGGGAACGGATGGAGATACTAAAAGAAGGAAAACGACCATGACCCTAATGCAACAATTTAAGAGGATGAGTAGGCGGCTTACGCCAGTCGAGATGGCAGCTACTGAACTTGCAGAGGCTGAACTGCACCGCTTGGAAGCCCACAGTGCGGTGGAGTACGCCACCAGTGTGGTCAGCTACGAAGACGCTAGGATTAAGCGCCTGCGGAAGTTCTTGGCTGATGCGGAGAAGGCAGTATGACTGCTATCCCATCAAAGTATTTTGGTATTGGGCCGTACCGGGCTGAACAGATTGGGCCAGTTTGGTGGGCTGTGATGAATCGGCACGGCATCAACTGTTTGAATTTTCTGGAAAAACCTGGTGCTGTTGTGGCGACTGAGCCACACGCCAAACGGATAGCAGATGAGTGGAACGCCAGAACAGAACCATTCCCCGAACGCATTGAAACCTATGTTGCGCCAGTGACCATTCCGATGACCGACGCCGAGATGGCGGCCTATGTGTTAAGCCGCCGGTATAACTGGGAGACTAAACGATGGGCATGAACGTCTGGCCCTTCCCCACTGAATTGCCACCAGCCGTGCCAATGGGCAAGCTGCCTTTCAACCCGAACAACCATGAGGAGAGTCCGCTATGAGTATCCTTGAAGAGATTAAAGTTAACCGCACACCGACTCACATGGTGCGCCCTGCTGGGTTTGAGTTGCAAAAGCAGACCAAGCGGATCATGGGCGAGTACGTTGAGCGAGAGAAGCAACCCGGCGAAGTGCAAGCATCTGACAACGACTTGTGGCGGCGGGATACCTACCGTACTGGTGATGGTGACTATACGCAGCAAGTGCCACGGGCAGGTAGCCTTGTGGCGTTCAGCCTGCCAAGCAGAGGGCATCGGACATGAGCGGCGGACACTTTAACTACACACAGCACCATCTGCTGGACATGGCTGACAGCATTGGCTCTGCCATCCTGAATAACGATAGTACCGAGAAGGATGAATGGGGTTCAGACATTGGTCGGCACTACACCCATGAAACCATCGTTGAATTTGAGAAGGCAGTGAAGGCGTTGAAGCTGGCCTATGTTTATGCACAACGCATTGATTGGCTGCTGAGTTGTGATGACGGTGAGGATAGCTTTCACAAACGTTTACAGGCACAACTGAAGGAGTTGACATGACACAACCAGAAGCATTACGGCTGGCAAAGATTCTTGAAAACATTGAGGGATACCGCGTGACCATGACAGCCGCCGCCGAACTGCGCCGCTTGCATGCGCTGAATCGGGAGATGCTAGCGGCGTTGAAAGACGTTTACGAAAACTGCGATTGGTATGGCGACGATGGCCGAGAAGCCATGAGCAAAGCCCGTGCAGCCATAGCCAAAGGAGAATTGAAATGACTGACATTGAAATCGACAAGGCGCTGGCGCTGGCTATTGGGTGGCCTATTGTGTGGAGAAGCAGTGACGGGAAGGTATGGGTTAGTAACGATATTATGGTTGTGGGTAGAGTTTTTGACCACCGAGACTGGAACGTGATCGGCCCGATTGCGGAGAGGTATGACGCATTTCCCTATCGGCTCAGGATCGCCGAAGAGCGCGGCTGGAATGTTTTTACCTACAAAGACAATGTGGCAGACATCCCACAGAAAGCAATTGCATTGGCGGTAATAGGAGCAAAGAAATGAAAGACGATGAAGTTGAAGACCTGTTCGCATGGGGCTGGGGTGACACTGCCGTTGCCATCGCGGTCATGTGTGTGATCTTGGTTGTTGGTTTTGTTGTGGGGTATGTGATATGACCAAAGAAGAACTCATCCGCATGGCGCGGGAGTGTGACCTCGGGAGAGTGTGCGGACCTCTTGACACACTGCTGGATTACGAATGGGAAATCCTTCAACGCTTTGCCCACCTTGTTGCCGAGCATGAGCGTGAGGAATGCGCGAAGTTGTGTGATGACAAAGCGAAGGAGACAATTATCTATCATGGTCAAGTGTGGTGCGACTATTTCGCCCGTGTCATCAGAGCAAGGGGAAACACATGACTAAAGATGACATCATCCGCATCGAAACGGCCCTGAAGATTGCATACGAGATTGGTTTTGAAAACGGCAAGAAAGCACAGCCAGAGCAGGAGCCGGTGGCGTTTGCGGCGGAAATTTTAGAGGATGTTAACGGTGTTTTGTCAACGCGCTGGGCAGACTGGTGGATACCGAACGAGGGCGACAAACTCTACACCACCCCACCCGCAGCGCCAAAACAGGAGCCGTGCATAGGAAAAGACCCGCGATGCCCCTGCCAAGATGGTGATGCGTGTCATTACAAAGACTGTGGTAGCACGAAGGCATTGCCAGTGCCAGTAGCACAGCCAGAGCAGGAGCCTGTGGCGTGGGCGGTGCAAGGCTGTTCAAAAATGTGGCGTGATGAGTTTGCGGAGATTGACGCAAAAGCAGAGGCAAAACGTATTGGGGGTACTTGCGTTGCGTATGCGCTTTACACCACCACACCCGCAGCACAGCGCAAATGGGTAGGGCTGACGGATGAGGATTGGGCCAAAATTGAAGATATGCCCGATGCGTTTGATCAAGGCGTAGCTTGGGCAGCGGCAAGACTAAAGGAGCGCAACAATGGTCACTGAAAACGACGAGTTTGAGCGAATCGAGCGCGAGATCAAATGGCGTAAAGAGAAAGCTGACGCCGACTTGATGGTGGTCTACTCACTGAGGCTGACCAAGAGCCAGCGCGTCAAGCTGCTACAACTCGGTGGGCCGCAGTGGATAAGGAATCAAATTGAACGATCTGCCTAACTTCTCGGCTTGGGAGCGAGTGACGCTGGACAGGTTCGCCCTGGACGCTTACCTACGGCTACAGGCCCAGCAAGAGGCGTTGGAGCAGTTGCGCGGTGACCTCAAGGATGCAATGCAGCTATTACGCAAACAAACGTGTGCCGCTGCGGTCAATGATTAGCGCCTGACGCCGGGGCTTGTCGCTGATGCTGATGTGCGTCCAGGCGTCATACTCGCGGATGATCTGGTCATAGGGCAAGTGCAGCAACGCCCTCACAACGGCATCAGGAGCCATCCCAGGCACTTTGAAATCTGCTGCTAACCCTAGCCTATGCTGACTGCTGTCTTTGCTGCCCACTGCGTCATTGACTGCCTTACTGCGGAAGGCACTGGAAATCATTATTGGCTTGCCGCCTAGCGTAGTTTTGACAGTCTCCAAAAACTCAGCTAGCCGTTTAAGGTTAACCAACTCAGTAGCGTTTGGCGTGTTGTCCAGCAGCCGGTGGTCAGTGTGCGTCAGTTCCTCAAGTGTGAAATGCGGGGTCATTTTTTGCTCAACAAATCAGTCTTAGCCTGCGACCCAGCAGAGGAACCAAAGTAGTAGGCAATTATCCCCGTCCAGGCTGTACCAAGACTGCCCAACATCATCAGAATAGCGGGGTTGCTGGAGTCGATCTGGTTGAAGAACATCATCACCATAATGCCAAAAAAACCCAGCGTTACAGCGCCAGCAAGCAATGGCGGCATCATTGAGCGCGTCGTAGCTTGCATATCACGGGCGCTCTTGCGGTCTTCAACCTCCAACTTTTCAAAGTTCAGGCCGAGTTCTTGCGCCTGCTTTTGCAATTCAATCTCAGCCAGCTTGACTTGTGCGATCTGGTCGGCGGTTAGCTTGTTGTTGCTGATTAGGTCGCCAACCTTTGCCTCATCTACGCCAATGGCTTTTGAAATGGCCGATACAGCCATGCCTGCCAGTGGGCCACCAAGAGCCGTAGCGATAGTCGGTGCAATCTGTTTGAGCCAGTCCATTATTTCTCCAATAAAAATGACAGGTTTGCGTGGCGGGGGTACTGAACAACACGCTCCCCTTCTGGGCATTTGTACTTGATCGTTGCCAACAGAGTTGCTGATCCAGGCGCAATCTTTTCTTTTCGCACCATCGTCAATTGGTAGGTAAACGTATCAATCTGTGGCCCTGCTGGGCCGCTGAACTTACTGGCGGTAGTGGTCGCCTCATGCACCATGCCTGCCGCATCCCTAATGCTTGGCGTAAAACTTTCAACAGAGCAGTCATCGCGCTTTTTGATTCGGGCCACTGTGACGTTGATGGGCTGTCCAGCGGCTGCTGTGATCTTAAAATGCTCTGGCGCCCACTCCAATATAGCCCGGTCAAACCAGCCAAACTTGTCTGCCAAGGTGTAACCGCCGCCAATGGCTGCAATGCTGGCTGCAACTGCTCCAATGGCTTTGGTGACGTCAATCATTTTTTCCAGAATTGGACAAGCGAGAACACCACCGCAACAGCAGCCCAAATGCCAACGCCACGGTTAACCCACTGATCGACTTTGCGGTCAACGCGCTGCAATGCAGCATCATGGATGCCAATCTTGACCTCCACGTTTCCGATGCGTTCGCCTTGCGTGGCCTGGCGCTCCTCAAACAAGATCAGCTTGCCAACAGCATCGGTCAGCTTGTCTACCTTACTCTCTAAGCGACGAAAATCATCATCTGTCATCTGAATGTCCCGTTGTTGATGGCGTCCAGCAGGCGCTTGCCGTACTTTTCCACCGCCGCCTTAGTGATGACGTACTCACCGCCCTGTAGCGCCCCGTAGCCATCGTCCGGCGCAGGAGCGCGGCCCATCAGGCGGTCGGGTGTGACCATGCCGCCTTGGTTGTAACCCAAATCAGAAGCAGATTCAGGACTGCCGCCAAATTCACCAGTGCCAACGCCGCCACCAAAACCGCCACCAAAGCCAGCAGGGCTGCCGCCAAATCCGCCGCCAAAAGTGTCCAAAGCCGTTCCGGTAACAGATGGCTGCGACACTGGTGAACTCATAGCTTCATAAGCCATAGGGGCCAAACCCGTCCCAGTAATACTTGGTTGCTCCATTGGGCCACCAACGGCAGGCCCACTAAAGCCTAGCCTGTCGCCGCTGTCGTCAACGTAATTATCAACGGTTGGCGCATCGTACAAGCCTTTCTCCCTCGCCTGAAACCCCTGTCTAGCTGCTTCCATTGCTGCGTTTTCAGAAGCACGTTGAGAATCGTCATACGCTGACACACCTAACCTTGCAAGCGCAAACGGAGCGCGAGCAGCAGGAATCATTGACGCAGCAAAACTTACAAATGGATTAGAAAGCGCATTGCGAACACCAGCCATGCCGCCGCCAGATTGTCTTGCCCCCATTGGGCCAAATGGTGCGGCATCACCTTGGTAGCCCTCGCCACCCATCATGTTCTGCCGCTGCCGCTTACGCAGCATCTCGTTGAAAGCATTGAGGTAGTACATATCAGGTTCCTACTGCGTCATGGCGTTTTGGTTCTGTTGCGTTGGGGCAAGGGCGTTTGTAGGCGCAGCAGGCATTGCTGCTGCGCGAGTAATGGTAGCGCCTTTTGTGCCCCATGTGGATGGGTCGCTCATTGCTTTAAGCAAGTTGCTTCGTTCTTTAGCTGGCAGTGTTGCCAACAACTCGTCAAAGGTTTTTGCAGAAAGGGACGACTCAGCCAATTTTGCAACGGTCTGTTTGCCAACTTTTGCGCCAATCTGTTCCAATACTCTATTTGCAACCGAAATCAAACTGTTTAATGGGTTTGGAATGCGGTGGTTAACAAGTTCTTCTTTAATTAAATCTGAAGCCCGTTGTTGACCAGCGGTAATTTGAGTACCAATTGCTGATTCGGTTTCTAGTTGTTTGGCTACTTCGCGCACTTTTGCAATTTGATCTGGGGTAAGAACTTCGCTCAGTGACTCAAACCGCGCTCCGCCTCGACCGCCAGCACGTTTAAGCATGGCTTCTTCACCGCGACCTAGAACATTCAGAAAAGGCTGGATGCGTTCGCCGCCACCTGGTTTTTCTAGCACCGACACCATTTCACGCAACACTTGCGCTTGGTTGACGGGCGCGGACAAATCTGAAAACGTGCGCCGTGCTTGACCATACGCAGGAACCTTTGTTTCAAACACATTGACAAAATCGTTTAACAACCCCCGTGCGGCCATTTGCGTATCGCGTCCAATACCTGTAGTGGCAGTTGGGCCGTATGCAATGTCAGCCAAAGATCGCTTAATGTAGTGCAACGACTCGCCAGTAATTTCAGCAACTTCGCCAGGAATTTCCCGCATAAGTGGGTTGCCCGATGCATCAAGCACGCCAGTTGGCTCCATTCTTGGCGCGGATGTTTTGCCCATGATAAAAGGGCGGCCTTCCATCTTAGCCAGCTTTGCGGCTGAACTAAGCGTACCCGATGGCATACGCGAAATTACATCTACGAGATCGGTGTCAATTGGTACAACTGCGTTATCCGCAGCCTTGTACAAAGGTTGTGACATTATGCGGCGGGTGTTAATTGCCTCTGTCAAATCTGGTGTAACTGCGTTTAGTGTAGATTTACGCGCAGCTTCCTGAGCAACCTCAATAGACATTCGAGTGTCTGCGGTTGGTCTTGCGCCTTTGGGTTGAGCACCCTTGATTGCGCGTTCCATAGTCGCTTGAGCAGAGGGTGCAACAAGGCCAGATCGGGCAAGTGCTTGCTGCGCCGTTAAATCCAAACCACTGGCTTGCGCCTCTTGCAAAGCTGTTTTTGCCGCCGCTACTTGTTCTGGTGTGCCCAGCGAATCACGGGCAATCTTGGCTGCAAGTTGATTAGGCATCTGGCGAATATCGGCAATCTTTGACACGCCTGTTTGCACCAGTCTATTTAGCACAGGTGCAACAACGGGGACAGCGCCCCCAATCATGGCGCCTGTTGCCGCTTCGTCTGGGTTAATAATTGCAGATGACGCGCCGCCCAAAGTTGCACCGCCAGCAGCGCGGATACCTAAATCAGCAGCCCGAGCTGCGCCACCTTGCACAGTTCGGCCTGTAGAAAACCCGCCAGTGCGGATGGCTTGAGCTAACGGTGCGGCTGCCGGCGCAACTTTTCCAACTACAAAACCAAGCCCAGCACCCACAGGATACGTCGCTGCTACTTCAGCCCCAAGTTCACCAGTACCCGTTGACATTGGGTATTCTTGCTTGAATGGTGCAACACGCGCTTGTGACTCGGCTTGGCGGCGCTGGGCGTCAGTAATCAGGGCTTGACCAGCTTGAGTTGCCCCAACAGCTTGCAACCCTTGTCCAACAAGCCGCTGCCCACCAAACATGACGTTGCCGCCGCCACTAATGACGCCTTCAGACAGGGCTTGAAATGGAGCACCAACTGTCCCAAAAAACCCGCGCTGCTTTTCTGGGGCTTTAGATGGCGTTACGTCAAATTGATCGAAAGGATTGGCTTGCGGCGCGTCAAATTGATCAAACGGGTTCGTTGCCATTATTTGCCCCCAAGAATACGGGCGGCAGCACCAGCGCCATATTTTGCGTCAAATTGTGCTTTAAGGCCGGGATTTGCGCGCAAGAAATTAACTGCGTCTTGCGTTGGCGCAGCCACATCAGCCGCTGGCGCTGATGGTGTTTGTCCTTGCCGGTATTCGTACATATCTTCAAACTCAGTGCTTACGATATTTTTAGTAGCTTGCGCTTGGGCTTTTAACCGAATAAGCGAAGCCTTCATATCACCAAAAGATTGGGTTCGTTTTAACGACGATTTTAAATTTTCAAATCTATCGCCTTCTTTGTTTGATACGTTTCCAACGCCAGCGCCAGTGCTAGACGCACTACGAAGTTCTGTTAATCCTTGTACAAAAGCTAGATTAGCGAGTTGTTCTAAATCAGCATCTGCTTGTCGCGCTGCATCTGTTAGCGCAGGGGTAATGCCGTAAATTAACCCAGTAACACCGTTTAATCCGCTTGTATTTGCCAACAGACGATTAATAGTTTCATCAATCGTAGACATGGTGTTAGTTACCGTAGTCATAGCCTGTTTTACTTTTGGAAACACACTTTCGCGGCGTTGCTTTTCTTTAATCGGCAACCCCTCCATTGCTTTGGCTGGCGTTAGGCGTTTTTCCACCGCCGTTTGTTTAGTAACAACAATAATTTTTGTTGGGTCGTTTGGATCAATAACTTCTATTGTCCCAGTGCCTGCTGCTCCACCAGCCCCGCCCACGCCAGCAACAGCAGCAACAGGAACACGAACCAAATCACCGTATTTGCCACTAGCGTTAAATTTCTCAATAGACGCAAGCGTGAAATCGTTAGGGTTGACGTTTCCAATGTTTTTAGTGGCCGCAGGAGACAACCTAGCAATTTCTTTATCCAGCCGGTCAATGGTAGCTTTAATTTGGGGAGTTTGGTTTGCAATCGCCGTTAACCGTTCACGTTGGCCGAGATAGTTTTGCAGTTCGCCTGATACTGCTGGTGCAGCCATAGCGTTTGTCATTGGCGCTGGTGCAGCAGGCGCCATGGCGTTGGCTTGAGGCATGGCCTGAGTACCACCCATAGCAGTGGCAAATTCTCTAGTGCTGGCTCGTTGTTTAAGCACTGCGTCCATACCCATAGCCTCGTCTTCTAGGTATTTTTGAAATGCAGTGGGTTCATCCGGAACTTCAGCTAAAGCCTGTTCCAACGGGCCAAGACGGCTTCTAATTGGGCCAATGTCTGGGTCTGCATATTGCATCTGCACAACTCTACGAGCAGCAGCAGGGTCTTTTGAACGCAGTAGCGCGTCTTTGTAAAAAGCTAATCCTTGTGTGACTACCGCAGCTTTGGCAACCCGTTGCTTATCCGCCTGACCAGCGGCAAACTCCTGCTGGCGCATACCAAACTCTTGCTGGGCTTGCGCTGCTCTTTGCTGGGCCATTGCATTGGCCTGCATTTTTTCCCCGGCTTGCGTGAAGCCTTCATAGAACCCTGACGGGCCGCCTTGGTTAAGAAGTCCAAAATTAAGTGCCATGATTAACGCCCCATGTAAGCAGGATCGTACATACCGCCGTATCCTGGCATTGATACTGGGCCTTGAGAACGCCCGTAAGGAGAAAACATATTGTTAAAGCCGCCAGACCTAAATGCAGTGCCTATGTCGCCGTAAGATGATTGCCTAGCTCGTTCCCCCGCCAGCATAGCATTGGCAGTGTTATAGCCTTGGTTTTGCATAAGTGGGGCAGAGCCAGTTACAAGTCTTTCCCCTGCTGCGGCTGCTAGCGCATTGGAAGTTGGGCCGTAGCCAGCTACATCAGCGGCGGCATTTCGCGCAACGCCTTGTCTCCCATAGAAATCTTGGAGCGCTCGGCCATAATCTTGCGTACCCATGTCTTGCCCATAGCGTTGGGCGGCTTTCAAAGCACTACCAGAAATTAAACCGCCACGGGCAGCAGCTTGCCGGTCAAGTGCCTTTTGTCCTTCTGACAACCGAAACGCATAGCCTGGGTCAGTTCTAAAATCAGCCATCGTAAAGGGCCGAACATACTCGCCGCCTGCGGCTATGCCTTTTAGGTAGCCTGGAAGCGCATTGACGCCTGCTTGATAGTACGGTTGCTGTCTAGCAATGCTTTCGTCGTACATACGCTGTTGCAACGCCAAAGCCTCTCTACTAGAAGCATTTGCAATCTGCGCCGCCTCACGCGCAGCACCCGTCGCCCCGCCGCCTGTGGCTTCCTCAAGACCGCCGCCAAGGGCAGCGCCCAAAGCAGTGCCTGCCGCTGATTCATCGCCAAGAAAATACCCCGCCGCAGCGCCTAATAGTTGACCCCAACCCATAATCGTTCTCCTTGTTACCCAACCTAAGTCGCAGGAGTCTGCGCCGTAAGCAAACCGTTTGTAAAAGTCATGCTGCCGTCTGCGCCGAGTGCAGTCAGTTTAGCAGTTACGATTGTGGCGCTAACGCCAGCAGTGGAAGTGCCTGTCCCGCCGTTGGCTATGGGCAGGATACCACTGACTTGCGTAGTCAGACTCACCCCACTGAGCGTCCCACCAAGCGTCAGGTTGCCAGCAGTGGTGACCGTACCTGTCAGCGTGATGCCGTTGACCGTGCCAGTGCCGCCTACGCTGGTCACCGTGCCAGCACCCAGGTTGGCTCGGGCTGCTGCGGCTGTCGTAGCGCCAGTTCCGCCGTTTGCTATTACCAATGTGCCTGCCAGCACTACCGCGCCAGTTGTTGGGCTGCTGGGCGTAAACCCAGTTGTGCCTGCGCTGAAACTTAACAGGCCGCTGGATGCCACGGTTATCGTCCCGGCGCCGTTGGTCACGGTGATGCCAGCGCCAGCAGTCAAAGTGTTAAGCGTGTAGCCCGTGCCGTTGCCAATCAGCAGCTTGCCGTTGGTTGGGATAGTGCCAAGACCTGTGCCGCCGTTGATGACCGGCGTGATACCAAGGCCAGAGCCGGTGATGGTGTAGACGTTGTTGAGCCAACGAAACCATTGGGTTGTGATCTGACCGTCTTGGGTAAACATTACCCGAGGCGCAGGGATTTGGGTGACGTTTGCCATATCAACTTGACGTTGGACTCAACACCAACTCAGCACCCATAATGGCGATCTTTACTGGGTCAGTACCGCTGACCTCGTAGACCCGATCCCTAGACGAACCAAGCCGCCGCCAGAACGTGCGGTATCCAAACTCACCAATCTTGCCCATGCTAGTCCAATGCTCACTTGACCAGGTGTGACCGCTATCGTCGCTCCAGCGCAGCATAACCTGCGGGTCGTAGCCTGGTGTGGCTAGGAATGATTCGGTGACAATATCCGCGCCGTCAATGTCTGGGCCGGTGTAGGCAAAAGTCACCAAGTTCTCACCCAGCAAGCCCAAAGACGGTTCAGTGATGATTTCAAGGCCCGACTCGGTTGCCAGATATTCCCAATCAAACTCAGCAATCAGTTGGTAGCTTGGCCCTGCTGGTGGGACGTTTGCCGACTCAGTAAGAATGCCGTCAGCAGTTTGCTCTGGTGTAACGCCCAGCCCTACGCCTGTTTCAGCGTCAAGTTGCAAGGTGTGGTGGGCCGTGCGTTTGAGATTGTTCTGGCCTGACGGCAACGCCCTCCATGAACGCAACCACTTTTGGATGCCGCCGTTGTCAGCGTACACATCCAAGTCAAAGGCGTAAATGTTGCCGTTAACGTAGTCACCCACCACAATTTGGCTGTTGAACGCTATCTGGCAGTTTGACCTGTGGCGCATAAACAGGCCGTTGTCAAACCCAGCCCGTTCGTGCCACGCCTGCGTAGACACATCGTAGACCCAAGTAGCATTGCCAGTGGGGAATGTCAGCACATAAAAAGCATGGCCTTCTTGCTGGTAGGTGTAGGCAATAGCGTCAGAAATGTCGCCGTACTGGGCAATGGCAAACTCAATGGCGTGGGTGCTGACCCGAGTGCCGGTGTAGCCATTGGCCCGGTAAACGATGCCTTGGCCTCGCGCATCTGCGCCTAGCCAAAAAATGCCGTTGTCCAGCTTGGCAACAGAAAAGGTCGCAGCGCAACCAATCTCATTGAAAGCGCCCTGGATGCGGGTCATGGGGAAGTCGGCAGCGCCGGAGTTGTACCAGACCTCGACTGAGTTAGTGCCAAACAGCCAAATCTGCCCGTGGTCAATGATCATACTGACCAAACCGTCAGGCGAACCCTCGGCACTGGCAAAGTCAAGCGGGTCAACGGAGGATCCGTCCAGCAATTGCGTTACCCAGAATATCTGGCTGTCAGGCTGGATGAAGACAAAGTAACCGTCTAGGTAGCCAACTACCAACGCGCCAGCAAAGTCAACGTCAGTGATTTGGGCAAAGACTGCCGTGCTGCTGTTGTAGATGTACCCTGGCCCGTTGGCTGCAATGAACAACTGAGTGCCGTTGTCGCTCATGCTGACAGGGCCAGTGCCTGCTACCGTGCCACGCAAGGTGGCTACATAGCCCGTGGTGAGGCTGTAGAGTTCCGTGCCACTAACTACATAGGCAACGCCGTTAAACGTCCACAAGCCCCGTATTGGCCCCGTCCCAACCGTCACCAACAAGTCAAGCCCAGGCGCCCGGTTTAGAAACCCGCCTGTCTCTCCTCCGTCTGGAACGATTTCAGGAAACAGGTTAACCATTCTGTTATCCGCAGCATTGACGCTACGGGCAACATAGGCCGAACCAAGGATAGGCGATTTCATTAAGCAGCTACAGCTTTGATAACAGCAAAATTAAAGACAGGCGTTTCTGTGGCCGTGCCGCCAGTGGTGCGGAATGTGATGTTGAAACTTCCTGCGGCCACTGCCGTAACCATCAAGTCGTACAGATCAGTTCCTGATTTTTGGTTTAGGATGATCACATCCGTTGCCGCCACGGTGCTGTTGGTCACGGTAAAGGTTGCCGCAGTCGTTGTTCCTGCTGCGCTAAATAAGGTGATTGCGCCTGTGGTTTTGTTCAGCGTTACACCTGTGGTGCGGCTGGTTGCTTGGGTAACAGTACCGCCTGCGCCTGTTGCGTAGCCCACACCAGCCGTGCCAGAGGATGTAATTGCGCCCGTTGCTGCCAAACTTGTTCCGGTGGCTGCACCAATTACTGGTGTCACCATGACCATGCTGGTCGATGTGCAGGCTGAAATGACGCCACTGGCAACCGTACCCAACGCTGGCGTTACCAATGCAGGGCTGGTAAACAGCAGGGTCTTGCTAATGCTCTTGGTTGTGCCAGCTTGGACAAACGGAACAATGTCGGCAGCGTTGATGACGGTAGCAACGGGCAGACCGGAGATGGCAACGGTAGTCATGATTAAAAGTTCCCAGCGTAGATGTTGTAGCGTTGACGATTGGCAACAATGCCGTAGGGCATTGCCATCACATCGTCAGGGTTGTTGATGCGCTTGATGTTGCGCTTGGAGGTCATAGCAATTCGTTGCACCTGCGGGCTTGGCTCGACGCCAAACTCGGCGGCAATTTCACAGGCTAGGTTGAACCTGAAGGCTCGTAGGTAGCCTGGTGGAAACGACAGCGTGGTTGCCAGCACTGCTGGCTGCGTCAATTCTTCCACCGATATGATGTGCCATTGCAGCGGTGAAGTTGGCACAGGGTACACCGTCATTGTAATGTCGGGGTAGCCCATGTTGACATACAGCACTTGCGGGTAGGTGCTGGTCGTGTTTTTGACAGCAATGCCGTTGTACTGCTGCTCGTTGATTATTTTGATGCCATACGAAGTACCGTTTGAGGTATCTTTATAGTAAGTAGCATCGTCAACCAAAACAGGCCGGTTGCCCACAAAGTTACCTGTTGGGCCTAACGTGCGTGTAGCTTGATTTACAGGCCAAGTGAACACTTGGTCTTGCGTTGTAAACACTGACAACCGCTCAGTGTTCCATGAGTCGATCATCTGATTCATTGCCGACAGTGCGTCAGCAGACGTAGCGGCTGAAGGCGTTTCAGCCTCTGCCAACATCCCAATCAGGCGCAACGCCCCGTTTATCTGGTCGCCAGCAGATGTGGTCATACCTATGCTCCTACGTCAACAACCTCGACTCGGGGTGGCCTGCCACGGGGACGTTTCATTTCGTTCACCGTGACAGGCTCTGCATCTACATCAAACCTCACCCAGCCGTTTTTTTCGTCATAAACGGCTTCTGCTTCCATGCAAGCGACTTTCTTCCCATGCACGGGGTGACGTAGGTAGATGACTGCCATCTAGCTTACTTCAAAAAGGCCGAGTAAGCAGCATCGCCAGTTTTTACGAAACGGTAAGTGTGTGCGCCATGACGACCCACAGTTACGCTACCAAAAATTGTGATGCCTGTGCCGGTTGTGACCGGAACAGTAGACGAAGCACCGCTGTTGTTGTCGTTGCAAATAGTTAGATCAAAAGACGAACCAACTTTTGCGCTTGTGATAGCTGCGTCAAGCAACGCTGCGGTAGGCAGTGTCACAGTCAACGTAGCATCCGAGGCTTTCTTGCAAACAACCAAACCAACTGCCACTTGATCCGCAGTCAAAGTTGTGTCGGCAGTCAAAGTAGCTGGGATGGTTTGAACCCCCATTACTGCTTCAAGTAGGTTGCCGTCACCAAGTTGTTGACCGCCTGCACCATTAGGGAGAGCCATGATAATTTCCTTTTGAATGAGTTAAATCAACCCCACAGACGGCAAGCCATCTGAGGACGAATAGTGCTGAAACCGTACAGTACGTCAATACGGCAAGGCATACGGTCGTTGTTGATGTCGTAATCACGGATGATACGCAAACTGATGCCATTATGAACCGCACGAGCAGCCATATCTACCCCGGTTGGCAAGACCAAATCTGCCGTAGCAAATGTGATTGCGTCCTTGTGGTATATCATGTTTTGCGGATAGGCAGTAGATGCTGTACCAACAAAGGTCACGGCAGCGTTATCAGCGGGGAAGCTGTTAACGGTAGCCAAGGCGCTTGTGCTGGTGTAGATCGGTGGGCTGATTGCCATGTTTGCCAAAGCATTGCTAACGCCAGTTTGTGCAGCGGTCACAACAAATTGCTGTAGCGAACCAGTTGACTCACGGGTCTGTGGGTTAACTGCAAACACGTTTGCAATTGTGAACACATCACCAACAGTCACCGTGTCAGTCGCACCCGTAAGGCCGTCAATGCTGATGGTCGATTGGCCTTGGGTGCTGACAGCACCGTTAACCAAAATCGTACCAGCACGGGAGCCAGTGGTGTGAACCTTGATGGACTGGCTCATGTTGATTTCGTCAAAGCCCAACACGCCAGTACCCATCATGCCGTTCTTAAACTGCTTGCTGATGGTGTCGGTAGGATTGAAAAAGCCAGACAAGCCGTTGACCAAGCCAGCGTTAGCAGCAGGGTTGACGGTAGCGTAGCGAGGAGCCATACCAGCAGCCGATTCGTTGAGTTTTTGCTGCGCTTGCAACAGAACCAAAGCGGTAGCTGGGGACACGCCAGGAGTGCCAACGGTGTTGAAAATGGCTTTGTAGGCATTAGCAACGTCAGCGTCAATGCTGGATGCCAACTGCGAGATACGGGGCTTGAGAACCCGTTCTGCAAAGTCATCCAACTGCAAAGTCAACTCAGCGGTGGTGAAGTTCACACCGATGTGTTTCTGACTTGCCACGGTCAGCGTGGTGCTTTGCTCGGCATCGTCCTGCACTTGCAGGGCTGCACCGTCAGTCACCAGAGCGCGATCAGGCAGGCGGATACGCAGGGTAGAGCCGATTTTTGCACCACTAACAGCAAAGCTGTCGTCGTACTGTCGGTTCACGTTGCGGGTAATTACCAGGTTGTTCTCAAGAATCTCAAGAGCCTTCCGAGTAATCATGTCAATGGTAAGAATACTGTTAGCCACAATTTTTCCTTAGAAAATAAATTAAAACTTTCGCGCCTGCAACGCTTTCATTTGTCGCGCTCTGTCGGCCTCAATCCACTGGCTGGTACTCATGGTCTTGATAGACCGTGGATCAGTTGTGTCAAAAGACCCAGAACCCACCCCTCGGGCGGTGACTGGTGAAATCGGTTCAGGCGCACCAGAAGTGCGCTTTTGGACGGGGTTCTCGGCTAACTTAGCCTCAAGCCGTCCAATCTCTTTAGCTTGCAAAATAGGCGCTAGTCGAGAAATACGATCTGCTTCTTTCGGATTTGAGCCAAGGTGATAAACCAAGTCAGGCCCAATGTCCGACGATTGAATCGTCTGTGCCATCACGGTTGTGATCTTCAGGTTTGGGTTGTAGGCAACTTGTTCAAAGTCGCTGTACTTAGACCTAGCCGTTTCTTCACGTTCGTGATACCCATCAAGAATCTCAGCTTGCTGTTTCTGGAGTTCCCGCTGCTCAATCAGCTTGTAAGCCTTGGCTTCTGCGTAAGCATCAACCGACTCAAACTGATCTTGCGGAGGTAAGTCCACTGCCACTGCTGGCGCAGGCTGTCGCTCTCGTTCCCACTTTCGCTGCTCTCTTGCGAGGCGTTTACCAATAGCGGCGTCAAGTTCCTCTTGCGAGAATGTCTTAGCTGCTACTTCCGGCGTTTCAACTACAGGTTCTGGAGTAACCGCCGTGGTTTCCAGTTCCGGCGCGGGGGCTAATTCCGCTACTTGCTCTACATCTGACATTTTTGAATCCTAAGATTCCCTGGTCATTGGGCCAGTACAAATATTATAGTCCTTGTCCAGGTGTGACGTAAAGAACACAAGAAGACGCCGCTGTTGCGGTGAAGAATGAGGTTGGTGGAAAGTTGAACACTTCCACAGCGCCAGCCACAATAGGGATGCCGTTGCCGGTGGTGGTAACCGCTGCGGCATTGGTAACCGCAATAGCCGCCGTTGCGCCGACGCCTAAGAAAGCGGTTACTGACCCCACGTTAACCACTCGGTACTGGTTGGTGGGCGGTGTGACTGCCGTAAAAGTCGGCAAAATCTGCGCGGCTGTTGGGGCGCTTGAATTAGCGGTAATCACAACGGTTGGGCCGTTTGGAAAAAATGCGGTTTGTTCGTTAGCCATGTTTGTCTTTCAAGGTTGTTCAGCGGCTCGTGCCTCAACTTCATACGGATTCATTTTATAGCCATAGCGCAGTAGCCAATAGCCATACTTGATGGTGTACAGCACCTTGCCATCCCGCCGCATCTGCTCCAAGTGCGTCATTTCATGCCTAATCAGCGCATCGTGTTGCTCAAAGCCGGGGGCCATGTAAATCATATTCCAAAAGCTAGTCCAGCCCTTGAACCCACACAGGTTCATGTACAACAGGATTAAACCTTTGGCGGTGCGGATCATGTGAAATTGGGCATTGAAACCCAAGTAGCTGGGAAAAATGACACGGCAGCACCCGCTACAGATGCAGATGCAACCCCACTTAGGGTAATTGTGGTTCCAGAAATTCCAGTGATGAGCTGACCCGTTACAGCGCCTGCAACACTTATGTATTGCCCGTACTTCAAATTGGTTGCGCTGTTAACAAATAGAGTTGAAGTGTTAATGTCGATTGCTCCAGTAACACCAGATAACGTACCCATCGTGCCATCAGCACTGCACATATACCCCATTCTCTGACCAGCGGCAATCGTAGTCGTATTCCAGACAATAGCGCCTTGACGATATGACCCAGAACTAGGAGTAGCAGATGTTCCCTCTGCGCCTTTGTTTAAAATTTGCGCTGTACCTTGATTATCTGTAGAATTTAAACAATAATTAGTAGGTACATAATTAAGAGTATTGCCATTCAGTAAAGTGGGCGCGTCAGCAAAAGTAAAAACAATCCCATCAGAATCAACCGACATATTTGGGCCACCGGAGGGGTAAGTCCCAGTGTTGATAAATGTATTGGCCCTAGTATCCGTTGACTTAATAAAAGTTAAGTCTGTAAAGCTGGTATATCCATGAATCCAAGTACCTTGAAAACAACCTGTAAGATCAGCCGCAATTTCTCCTGAACCTGGAGTGTCAAAGTAGGGATATGCAACTGCCCATCCTACCCATTGTCGCGCTCTAATATCAACATTTAATATTGCAAATGCAGGAGAGTAATAAGTGTTTGAATATTGGTAGCCAGTACCATAGATTCCATACACCGTAAATCCAGCAGCATTAGCAGCCACTAAAAACGGACAAGCATAGTCACCACCATAGATGGCATTTGCGTTAAAGAAGTTTCCGACTGATCCATCTGAACGTACATAGAAACCGTGTTGCGGCCCCCTGCAAACGTCCATTGTGATCTTGTTCCATGAACAACTTCCAATGCCATTAGGTGTAAAAGCAACGCCGTATGTAAACCCGCCGTAAATATACGGAAACTCAATTTCACAGTTGGAGACTGTTCCGTCAAAAATTACAGCAGCAGCGCCGTTAGCATATTGTTGCGTACTTGGGCCAAAGATTTGCGGCCCTTTGATCACTACATCAAACATTCCTGTAGCGCCAAGATTATTGAATCTCAAAACAGATTTGGTATTGTCTGTTTGCGTAATTGTTCCTTCAAATATCAACTGGCTTTTACTTACCTCGGTAACGCCTGCTTGTGGATATTGAAGTACATCATTGATACTGTACTGTCCCGCTGGCATGATCCATGACTTGTTTGAAATGAAAGCGCCTCCAGTAGACGCAGCATCCAAACTTGCTTGGATAGCGGCTGTGATTTCGGCAGCAGTGACAGAACCATAGGTTCCGGTTTGGACAGCAGCAATCTGAACCGGAGTCATGTAATCAAAGACGCTTATGGGAGCGCCCGTAATCATTGAGTTGGAGACTTTGGTAAGAGACATTTGTATCTCAACTATTTAGTTCAGCAACCAAAGATTGCTTTATTGAATTGATTAGCGCCAAGCCGCTTTCGGTGACCCAGCGTTCAAAATCCTTGTCGGTAACATTTTGCAGTGAAATAAACTCATTTTTGTTTGCTGATGACAGACCATAAGTTGTTACACGGCTAGCGGTGCGTGTATCGTTACTAATCTGCAATTCAAAATCTACCTGTTTAATTACGTCTTTTAGACCGTCTTGATCTATAACCAAAACTGGATTAAAGTTCCATTTGAAGTCCATAATAATTTTCCTTTAAACTGGGTCGGTTACTGAGCCAAGATAGTCGCCAAGCAAACAAACCGCTACGGCAGCCCCCCAAGTTGCGCCACTGACAAAGTTAATTACGCTGCTGTCTGCCGATTTGTAAATGCCTAGCTCAAGAGCACCGGGCGAATTGGACGCCACAAAACTTCTTGCGCCTACAGACGCTGAAACGATGTTAATCGTGGTGTTTTTGTATGAGCAAAATACTAATGCTCCACCGCCGCCATTACCCTCAGAAATTACAAACGCCCACGCAAGACCTGATCCTGGCGTTATGGTGAATGTTGTGCTATTTCCCGGATTAAAATAAGTTTGCAATCCAACACTTTGAATTTTTGTTGTAGTTGCAGTTTTTTGCGAGGTAACTTGATTTGTCGTAACAAGCGATGTTCCTGTAGCTGCGCCGATAACCGGGGTAGTAAGCGTAGGTGTGTTAGACAGTACAGTGTTGCCAGTTCCTGTGCTGGTGGTAACGCCTGTGCCGCCGTTGGCTACTGGTAGTGTGCCTGTGATTTGGCTGGCACTGATGACTGAATTTGCTACTTTTAACATGGCGGTTCCTAATCGTAAACAATTTCAATAATGGATGAGTAAGGCGGTGCTTCGCTAAACGTCACCGTGCCGCTGGTAACAGTGTAGGTATTGCGGTTTTGATACACACCGTTGATGTAAATGGCGGTAAAACCATTGACCACTGTAAAGGCAGTTGTTGTTCCGTCACCATCAGCATCAATAGCAAAGGTAGAGCCGTTGATGTTGTCTACTGTCCAGATCAACACACCAACACTGGTGTACAGGGCAAACTTGTAGATAGCACCTTCTAGCCACACATTGGCCTCGCCACGGCTGTCGAGGACGATGGGGTTAGTGTTTGCACTGACGCCAGTGCTGTCGGTGTAGGTGGCTAGTGGCGTGGTTGAGCCAGCCTCGTAGGTGTACAGCAGCCCACCGGCCAGTGGTGCGCCGTTGGCATCAAAGAATTGCAGCTTGGGTGTTGGGGCTAAAGATGTAGTAGCCATGTTACATACCTTGGTTTGGTGGCGGCATCATTTCAGGTGGCATCATCATTTGGTCTTGCGGCATCGAACTCATTAAATCACCACTGGTTATCATGCCCTGCACAGTACCCAGCACAATCTCTTGTATCTGGTCAGGCGTCATGGCAGCGGCCATTGCGGTTATGCGTTTGGTTTCTACATCGTAGGCTTTGACTTCGGAGTCAAACCGTTTGATCTCCAAAGTCTGCGCTTCCATTGACTCTTGGACGTTTTGCAGCATTTCTTGCATCTGCTGCATTTCCTGCCCCATAGCCTGCATCTGCATATTGGCAGCTTGCAGGGCTGGGTCTTGATCGTCGCTCAAGAGTTTGGGGTCAATGGTCTTAGCCAGCCGTTTAGCCAACTCATCAGCCCCAGGCCAATCCATTGCCTTGACAAACAAGTCGCCTGCAATCTGCATAAGCGCCGGGTTGCCTTGCAGCAACTGAGCCATTTCTTCCCGTGTCTCTTGGCGTCTGGTGCTGTAGCTGGGGCCGGTAGTCACCACCACATCGTACTTGCCAACATTGGGGTTGTAGATTTTGTCAATCTCAATGCCTTCTTGATTGACGATCCGCTTAACCGGCATCTCTTGGGACGGGTCAATCTTTGCCATCTCAGTGTCGCCATCCTCACCAATGATCCGCGCAATCCTCTGGGTGTCGTAGATTTTGGGAATCATGTCCAGCAGTTGCCGGGTCACGTAGCGGATGGCACGGGCTAAGTTGTCAACATAGTGATAAGTACCAACGTCACCCTCGCGTTGCCTAGCTAGGATAGCCTTGCCGCTGCGCTCATTGCCGCCCATGCCCAGACTAGCGTTGTACTGCCCTGTGGCCGCTTTAATGTCCTCAGACGCCCCCGATTTGGCTTGCAAAAGGCCAGTTGAGGCCATCGGTGGCTGGGCACGTTGGGGCAGTGGCAGGGTAGCACCAGCACCATCAGTTACATCTGGGTTGACCTCTAGATAGGGCCAGTTGGTGGTGTTGGCGGTCTTCCACTGAGTCTCGTAGCCTTCAAACTGCCCACCGTAGCCAATAAACGGGGCTTTAGGCGCCAAGGCCAGCATCTCTGCTTCTTGGCTCACCCAATAGTTGTACATCCGTTGGGCGTCCTTGGCGTTTCGCACCAGACCAGAGACATAAATCTGCCCATTAACCTCAAACTCATTGCCCACCACCCGCACAATGGGTATGTACTTACCCGCCCAATCGCGCTTTTCTAGCACCTCGTAGCCGTTGGTCTTGACCCAGCAAACCTTTTCCCGTTGCGAAATCCGAGTCTTCAACGGCTTGCCGTAGAGCATCTTGAGTTGCTTGTCATCAGGCGTGTTGTTAAACGCCGTGATGTTGTTGGGGTACAGGTTGAGTGTCTCGGCTTTGTACTCCCGATAGAAGTACTCCGCAATCCGCACTGTTTCATCACGTAGCCATTGCTGTAGGTCTTGGTCGCCAATCCCAAGGGACTGCAAACTACTGATAGGCGCAGCGTCTGGGTACAGGCGCTCGTACTCGTCTTTGGGTACATCATCCGTGACAAAGCACCACCGGGCATCCGCACCGCACGGGTCTTGGATAGCAGGATCCATGTAGACCGAGAATGAGTTGCGAATACGCCCTATCTTCAGTTCCTGGTCAAAGCTGTTCTCGTCGCAGTACTCAGTTAGTACGCGAATGTAGCCTTCGCCATAGGTAACCTGGTTCTCGCAGGCAGTCGCGTAGGCAATGTCAGCGTCACTGATGTACTCAATGTGCCGCACTATGCCGTTGAATATCTCCGCCATCTCGGGGTCAGCAACATCATCCGCAGGTATCACTTTGCCGCTAGGTTTGTTGTACCGCTGGTCGTTGGTAACTTGGCGAACGTGCTGCGGCAGCTTGTTAATAGTCAGGCAGGGACGGGCGTTAATGGTCTGCCCCTGGACGGCCCCGCGAGTCGCCAGTACGTCAGCAGGCCACTGCCACTGGTTGTCTGGACTACCCGCCATGAACCGCAAGTCATCCAGTTCGTTGTTGCGCGAGTCACTGTAAGCATCCACCGCCATTGTCATGCGCGAACGCATGGTGGACAGCATATCGCCGTACTCTTTATCGTCGCCCCCACCAACATCGGCAACCTTGCCAACCTTGTTAATGCCGGTGTAGTCAGCCATTACTTTTTTGCCTTCTTTTTGACCGCATAAGCTATTGCCACGGCCTGTTTGACAGGTTTGCCTGCCTTGACCTCGGCCCTGATATTGGCTTTAAACGCCGCAGGCGTAGGTGACTTTTTGAGTGGCATGGCTATTTCTTCTTCGCCGTCTTAGCCGAATTTACAAAGTCTTGCTTGCTAGGCGCTGCGTTGCTGCCGACTTTGTTCATCTTCTCGCCAGAGCCAGCCTTGATGCGGTCTTGCTTGGCGTTGATGTTGGCATAGAGGCCGGGTTTAGCTGATTTCATGATTTCTTCCTTGCCATAGGTTTGTGGAGGCTAGGTTCCATCTTCTTTTCCATAGCGGCATAGGCTTTTTTGCTTGGAGCCATTTTCTTTTCAGCAGCCTCCATCTTTTTGGATTCGCCTTTGCCAAACGGGTTCATTTTCTTTGTAGCCATGATTAGCACTTCCATCGTTTAAGGGCTGCTTTGGCGCGTTCGCCATCTTTGGCGTTGGCCGCTACTGCGCCCATTCTTGCACAAAATGAATCCTTGCGTCCCTGATCTGCCTTGGTCTTGGGGTTTGGCGCAGGAGCCTTCAAGTTAGAGCCAGTGGCTGCATTGTAGACAGCCCTACCCTTGGCAGTCAAACCAGCGCCCTTGGACGTTGGCAATTTCTCGCCCCGCCCAACTGATAGAGATACGTTTTTCATTCAACTACCCATCCAACCTGTAGACACCGCCGAGTGATCCGAGTACCTGCGCGGCGCTGCCTCACGGTACTCCCGATGCGCCACAGGGAAAGCAAACGTCACGCATATCGCATCCGCAGCGTCTGGACTAGCTAAACCCCGTGCTTTCATTTCTTTCTTGCTCTCCAAGAAGATCGTACCCCGTGAATCAGGCTTCATCAGGGGGCTAATTAGGTCTGTTTTAAGAAACCTATCCTGCGGAATACTAGCAGATTTGAGCCAGTCTTTCATATCCCCCCACATCTGCGCCCTCATATTACCGTACATGATCGGGTTTTTGGACTTGTTCCCAAAGTTTACCCCCTTGATCTTGTACCGCTGCTCCTTGAGCCTATCTACAATCCCCGCCCCCAGCCCACCCTCATCAATGACAACCATTGCAGGCTTGTACTCCTCCATTGCCTCAATGATATGCCCCACCACCGTCATGGTGTCATCACCTCTATACTTCTTTATAGACACAATATCCCGCCCCTGCCTGACCGCAATCACCGTGGCATCAGCCCCAAACCGCGCAGGATCCACACCAATGATGATAGGCGCTGAATTGTCCTTGTACTTAGGCCGTTTCATCGCTTCATCCACAATGTCGCTAGGTATAAACTGGTCATCCCCCGCCCGTGGAAACTCACCATACACCTCAACGTGCGCCTGGGCACTATCCGGCCCGTACTCCGCAATGATCCGCTCATAAACCGCCTTGTCCGTCCCCTCTACCGTCCGCGCATCCACCACCTTAGTCGCCCAAAAATCCCTCTTTGAGTGAAATGTCTCGTAAAAGTACCCCGTGTTGCGCCGTGGGTTGCTAAACGCCAGCCAGAAACGATTCGGCGTGTTCTCCGTGAAGAATCCACCAGTGACCGACCAAATCGAATCATCAATACCACTGGCTTCATCAAAAATCACCAGCACACCATCAAAATTGTGCACACCAGCATAAGCATCCGGGTTTTCTGCTGACCACAGCCTGCCCTCCACGCCCCAATACCTCGTACCTTTCTTCAAGTCGCGCTCGACTAACTCAGTCAACCACTTGGCTGGGGCTACTCGCGTTGCACTAACTTCAAACCAGTGGCTGTTTAGCCCCATAGCCAGCCACTTGGTTATCTCTGCCCAGGTGATTGAACGCAGTTGGTTCTCCGAGTTGGCTGAGATGATGGTTGTTGAGCCAATCCTTGTCGACGCCATCCATATAGTTAGCCAACTGACCAACGCCGACTTACCAATACCCCGTCCGCTGGACACTGCTTCTTGCAATACCGAGTAGTCGACAACGCCCTTGTTCTTCTTAATATGGTTGGCAAGGTCTTGCAGCACCTCGCGCTGCCATTTGCGCGGGCCGGTGAAGTGTTCCAGCGGCGTCCCCTTGCGCCCCCAGGGAAACAGGTACAACACAAACGCCAGTGGGTTGTCTTTGAGCGCCGGACTCCACAGCCGCGCCATGAGTTCTTGTTCGTCTTCAGGCTGGTAGATTGTGGTCTGCATCTATGATTTCTACGATGCGCCGCTCGGCTTCTGCCAGCGCCTGGGTTATGGATATGCGTTGGTCTATCTCTACTGAGATAGCCTGCTTGGCGACCCAGCCGTGTTGATGCTTCAGTATCTCTAGCGCCGCCTTGGCGTCGCCGCCCCGCGCGGCGTTGTGCAGAATCTCGGCCATCTCGCGTTCGCCGTCGGCTTTGCCCTTCATCGCGGCCATGTTCACAACTGGATCAAAGTTACTCAGCGTCATGAATTCTTGCGGCAGCATACCGGCTGCAAGCGCGAGTGTCTCACCGCGCAAGCCTAGCTTTGCTGCATCGTACACGGCCTGTAAGCGCGACTCTGTTGCTTTTAACTCTCGAATTGATAGCGGAAAGGAGATCATGCGCGGTTTATATCATAAAAAATAAAAATTGTTTGCGGACGCTCCGTAGCCGTGACCATCGGCGCTCGGCCCTCCCACCCCGGCCTCGGCGACCGGCAGGCAGGCGACCGGCAGGCAGGCGACCGGCAGGTAGGCGACCGGCAGGTAGGCAGCCAGCAGCCAGCAGCCAGCAGCCGGGCAGCCATGTGCCATGTGGGCAGTGCACCAGGGCGACCGGCAGGCAGTGCACCAGGGCGACCGGCAGGCAGTGCACTAGGGATGTGTGCCATGTGTGCCATCTGGCAAACATGGCACACACTGCCCACAATCTAGGCGTGTGGGTCATGTGGGCAGTGTGTGCCATCACTTTTCAGTCGCTCCAACTCCGCACAAACGTATGCATGGTATGCACGGGCCTAGTCTAGCCCTATGTATACATACTGACATTTTTTTTTTGTTTATTGAAAAATACTTGACACACATGACACACAAAGGCCCATTTTCATTGGAGAGCATCACGTCAACGTCATTACCCACAGTCAACCCACACTCCGACACACATGACCCACAATGGCGCACTGTACAAACGATCAGTTAAATAATTTGTCACACTGTAACTTTATCGGTTACACTGCAAGCACTGGCAAACTCAGCCAGCAAACAGTAAAGGACAGTACACCATGCAAACACGCGAACAATGGCTCTCTCAAGCTACCATTGAACTGCGCGCACTGTTTAAACAGTGTGGCGTAGACTTACCCTTGCAAGTGCGCGCCTCATGCGGCTTCCCTTCAAAATCAGCACTGGCAAGCAAGAACCGCAGAATTGGCGAATGTTGGTCTGCCCGTGCCAGTGCTGATAAACATGCCGAGATTTTCATCTCGCCCACAATCAGCGACAGCGCCCGAGTGCTTGACATTTTGGCGCATGAGATGATTCACGCATCACACCCGAATGACGGGCACGGCAAAGCGTTTAAACGCACTGCCCTTGCTATCGGCCTCACTGGCAAGATGACAGCGACAGTAGCAGGCCCACAATTCACCGCATGGGCGTCGCCTGTGCTCGCCCAACTTGGCGCATACCCCCATGCCGATCTAGTCCCCGCAAACGCGCAGAAAAAGCAAAGCACCAGAATGTTGAAGTGTGTATGCCGCGAGTGTGGTTATACCGTGCGCGTAGCTGGCAAATGGCTGAACGACATGGGCGCGCCTCACTGCCCGGATCATGGCGAGATGGAAAGCGTTTAAACAGTTTCAGCTACTGCCCATACTGTGGGCAGTGGCGGCAATTGTGCCGGTAACAGGAAAACACCATGAAGCAAATAACCCCTGATGACTTCACACGGATAAATAATGACGCAAATGGAAACCCGCGCCACGTTTGCCATTTCCTACATTTAGACGTTCACGGGTGGCAGTCTAATATCGGATTGTCAGATCGCTACGCCATTGCCTGCAAACTGGCTAACAGTATCGGCGGCAAAAAATTTCATAACAAACAATATGGTGGCGGTATCGTATTTCAAGAATATGCCGGATGCCTTGATTCTCTGTGCGAACGTATCAACCGTTTGACTCAGCGCGAAGGGGTCGCAGCATGAACGCCACCCCATTGGAATGGTCGCCATTGTGGGCAGCTATGGACGCCAAGCCCTCCGAATGGATACCGACCACCGAAGCCATGTATTGGGAGATGCTGGAATGCGTACCACCCAGGGCGCAACGTGGCGGGGCTTTTCTTGTCGGTGAACCCCTTCGCCACAATGAAAACGGGCAAGCTGTACACGCTTGTTTTAACAAGTTGGGCGATGATTATTTTGCCCGTAATCTGACACTTGCAGAATTCAAAACTGATATTTTGGCCGGTTATTGAATTTGTTCATAAACTTAATCAAATAACCCTCAAGCCCTTACCCTGTAAGAATTTATAGCTATCATTTTAGGAGTGATATGAGAAAACTACTCTGGACCCTAGTCCAAGGACTTATCGGCGCTGCCGTATGGGGCTTACCCTTTGCTTACTATTTTTGGAGTATGAAACCATGAGTTGCTATTCTGTATTTGACCAAAAAACCAATAAGCAAATTCGGGTATTTCATTACGATATTTTGGTTTCAGATGATTGGAAACGTGCAAAGCGTTTAGCGTTTGACATGGCGCAAGGTATGCACAAGGGAGGGTATCCCTGCACTGTGGAGCAATTCCATATGTCCGACATTGTGGGCAAACAGATTTTTAACACTAATGAGGCGACAGTATGAAAACCTTATCCTGGCCGCACCTACGCGCCCTGGGGCGCACTGACAACGGAAATCGATGGTATCCCCGCGAGGATATCGCGCCCTACTTTGCGCCCCTACGCGCCCCGTCTAGGGCATGGCCTAACAGCTACGCGAAAGCCGCGCAGACCCTTAAATTCGCGAAGTGGCTGCGCGGCAATAATCCGGCTCTGGCCGCTCAATTGGGAGTCGAGGCATGAAAACAATCACACTTGGCCGCGCCCGGTACAAAGTACGCGACGACCGCGACATTATGGGCGAACTGTTGAAAATTACAGGTAAGCATAAGATCATAAAAAGCAAAGGCGCGGAGCGGCGCCTATACCCGGAGCACGGCGCCACGCTCAGCACGGCGGCTTATGTCGCGCAGTACTACGGACTCAACTCGGAGAGGCGCCTGTTTAAAAACCATGCGGCGCCCTACGGTGACGACAACCTGGCCGGGTTCTACGCGGGCCTTAGCGACCGCCTGAGTGTGCCTGTGGGCGAAGATAGCATGGAGGTGGAACTGTGATCATCCAGAATGTCGACTATGGGATCAGCGCCGAGGTCATGCAGACCCTGAATGGCTGGTGGAAGGTCACGCTGCGCGACGACGACACGGGCGAGACCGTAGGCCCATCGGTGCGACTCTTCAACCTGGAAGCCGACGCCCTGGCGTATGCGGAGAAGCTATGCGCCTGACTGATCCTAAGACTATGCGGGAACTGTTGGCCGACGGCTGGACTCGGGATCAGGTTTACGGCGCCGTCAAGCGGGGCGACCTCGTCAACCTGAACCGCCTGGACGCCTGGGGGCGCATCCGGCGGGGGCCGGGCCTGTTCGCCCCACCCGCTGGGCCGGGCGTCACCTTCACGGCCCTAGCCGACGCCTGGGGGCGGCCATGCTGATGGCCGCACTGTTCGCGGCGCTGCTGGCGCTGCTGCTGAACCTATAGAAAACGGCCCTTACGGGCCGTTTCTCATGATAGCCGGGCTATCGTGATTCTCACGCGACCGTCCGGCGCATCTCTGACCTGGTCATACTGACCAGTTCAGGCGCCACGAAAATATGCTTCTTGCTGTTGAAGTCTCGGGAATGGATCAGGCCCATGTCGAGCCACCCGGCCTCGCGGAAGGCGTGGAACAGGGCGCCCTGGACAATCTTGACGCCCGGCGGCGCTGCGCCTGACCCCTGGACCCTGTCGCAGATAATGTGAAACGGCGAGCCGATGACGCCCTGGGCGAACGGGCCGCGACGCTCACGCATCATCTCGACCAGCACCGATTCGGCAGTACTCATCCCCGCCTCGACCATGATGGCCTTGGCCTCGGTCATCGGCGGCGGGGCGGCGGGGTTGAAGGCCGACACGTCGCGGGCGGCCAACCACGCCGCCACGCCTGCGAAGCCGTTACGATTCGTGTACCAATTCCAGAGGGCCACGGCGTCGACCTCGGGCAGGCGTTCAGCCGCCGCCCAGAGCACGAACCAACGGCGGTCATCAGAGGGCAGCGAGATCGACACGCGCTCGTTACTGAAGGCCACGACCAGCACCCGGTTCAGGGCCATGTAGGGGTGCAGTCCTTTACGATTCACGGGCAGGTACTCGGGCGGGGCGGCGATCACTGGCTTGAGGTGATTCTCCAACGCCCGGCGGTCGCGGGCCTCACTCTGGCGCAACTCGGCGATCTCCATGACCTCGCACTCCAGCCCGTAGCCCCACTGCGAAGTCAGGTCTTCATTTTTTACCAGCGCACAATTCAGTTTGGCCGGGCCGCCGACGGCCCAAAAAAAAGGCGCCAGAAGGGTATCCTTACCGGAGCCTGGCTTGCCGCCCAGCAGAACGGCATGGTTGATCTTGTGACCTGGGAACTGAACCTTATGGGCCAGCACGTTAAGCAGATGCTCACGCTCGAAGTCGAGGGGAACCATGCGCTCCAAATGGCGAAGCCAGATGCTGATGTCGCAGGCCACAGTCGGCGGGCGGGCGTCGCGCCAGCGGTTGCCGTAGACCAGCCCGTCCTTGGTGACTAGCACCGACTCGCCAGCGGCATAAGTAATACCGACCAGCGACTTGGCGCCAGCCGCCTGCCGGTTCTCGTCAAAGCATACGCTGGCCTCAACCCGGCGGGCCGACTTGCCGGTCGAGTGAACCGACACGCACTTGACGTGCCGAAACAAGGCGTTGAAGGTGTTGCGGGACAACTCGCGGCGGTCTTGCATATCGAAGAACGCCTCGTCATCCTGGAGATATGCGAAGCGTTGATACCACTTAGACTTCTCGACCCTGCCTAATTCCTTGCGTTCAACTTCGGCGATGACCTCGGCGGCGGCGTCGGGGTACTCGGGGCTTGGTTTGATCTTGGCGAGGGCCAGTTCCAGATGCGCGGCCATCAACTCGTCGCGCAGGCCGGGGGCGTGGCGGGGGCCGCCGTTGTCGGCGACCCACTGCATAAAAGTGTTACTGTCCAGATCAACGCAGTGGCCGTGCATACAGCAGAACGCCCGGTTCAGGGGCATATAGCGGCCCTCTGGGTTGCCGTCGGTATGCTCGGCGCTATTCGGGCAGATGACCCCCGCCCAGCCCTCGGCGTTAGGGCGACTGAGCAGCAGCCCCTGACCCGACAACCAGACCAGCACATCGTCGGCGCCATCGTCGGCCATCCGAATCGGGCGGGGGCCGGAGGACTCGGCAGGGCCGGGCGTCACATCAAGGGCGGCGCAGATGTCGGCCAACGTGAACTCGCGGTCTGGGTGGAACTCCGTCAGAATCGACCCCCACTCGGCCCGATTAGGCTTCATGTTGACCGACCCCGGCAGGCGGAAGTTGCGGACGGGGTTACAGGCGCCGGGGTCGGTGTAGCCCGCAGCGGCGATGGCCTTGACGGCGGCGGCGAACTCGCCCTTGGGCGGCTGTTCGCTGAAGACGTAGCCGTACTGATAGTTGCCGGGCGAGGTCTCCATGATCCAAGTTGGCGGCAGCGGCGGGGTCTTGGACTTAGTGCCGATGTCGTCCAGCACCATCACCGCGCAGTACTCACAATTGGCCGACGACGCCGACACGCGACCGTCCTCGAAACGGTCGACGATGAACGACGCTGTATTGCCGTACCATGCCTCGCCATCACGGACGCCGTGGGACGGCAGGTACGAGGGCCAAGTAGCCTTGATGGCCCCGTCGGCGTGATACTGCCGTTCGCCGCCACGCAACTGTGGTTTTTGGCGCACAAACAGCATTGTCTCGCCCTCGGGCGCGAGAGCCGTGATAAAATCTAAAAATTGCACGTTGTCATCCTTTGCGCCGCCCCTGACCGGGCGGCGTTTTTATTTGCCGTAACGCGGCATCGTCTTGATACCACAGTCCAGCGGCAGGCCAGTGGCCCATGCTGGCGGCGTAGTCATCACCCTACGCACTTCCTCTTCTGTACCGCCCTCGACGACGATCTCGTCGTGAACGTGCAGAACCACATCATCAAGCTGGCGCAGCGCGTAGCGCAGCAGATCGTTGGCGACGGCCTGGGTGACGTTCTCGCAAGCCAGACCGCGCCACAGCCGGGCGCGGGGCCACTCGGTGGCGTCCTGCGCGGGCTTCCACGCTGCCTTAGCGTAGCTGATGCCGTCGTCCTCCAGCCGGGCAAAGGGGTAGCAAAGCACACGGCCAGAGGGTAAAGAATACCAGAGATGCAGGCCGTCGAACAGGTAAGTTATCCGCCCGGCGGTGAACTCTTGCCCCCGGTTTCGCATCGCCCTGGTGTACTGCTGCTCAAGCTGCGACCAGAAGCCGACAGCCCACTGATTGTTGCGGCGCCATGCGTCGACCATGCGCTTAGAGTCGGCCTCGGACAGGCGCACACTGTAGATGCGAGCCATCGACGCGAACGCGCCGACACCGCCAGCAAAGCCGCAGGCCAACTCCTGAACCTTGCCGATCTGGCGCTGCGCGGACTCGCCGTCACGGTCGTAGTCGGCCTTGATGTCGTCATAGGTACGGTTGAACGTGCCGGATGCGTTGACGATGTACGGGTCGAGGCCAGACTCGAAAACGTCCAGCTTGGCCTGACCCTTACCAGACAGCCAAGGGTTAACCCGCGCCTCAATGGATGACCAATCGGCGACGACGAACTGCCGACCCTTGGCCGGGATCAGCGCGGGGCGCAACATCCCCCGCAAGACGTCGGTGACGCGCTTGCCAAACTTAGGGACGATGGCGTGGCCCCGGCACATGGCGGCGCGGACATCCTCGGGGGCTTTAGCGCACTTGCGGGTGAAGTTGTGAACCTGGGCGCCGTAGCTGCTGGCGCGGCCAGTAGCGCTGCCGCCTGCGAACACGAACGCGCCCCGGACGCGACTGTCCTCCTCGTCGGCCAGTTGGGCGAGTCGGGCGAACTTGGCTACACTGGACGCCCACAGGTCGTCGGCGCACTGGATGATCTCCTGAACGTCGGGCGGCACTCCGTCGCAGTTCAGCAGGTTGGCGCGGACGGTCTTGTCGATGCTGACCTTATCGTCCTTGGTCATCAGGGCGCGGGCCTCGGGGCCGACTCTGTCCCAGACCCACTGGCGCATCTTAGGCGACCGTACAGAGGTCAGTTCGCCCTCGGACACCTCCTTGACGATCTCGGCGATCTCAGCGGCTTCTGTGGCGGCGTAGGACACCGCTGCGCGGCAGAGCGGCACATCGACCAGGACGCCCCGGTCGTTGATGCGCTCGTTGACATGGTAGTCCAGTAGTTCCTCGTCCGATAGCGGGCGCATGGCCTGACTGATGACCCGCATGGCCCGGACATCCTGTTCGCAATACTGGATCAGCTCAGCGGTCAACTCAGCCGACTCCTGGTACGGTGGTACGCACATCTTGCGGATGAGGGCAGCGCCCCGGTGGTCTTTCTTCATGGACGCGCCCATGAACCGGCCCACATCCTCAAGGCTACCTGGCGCACAGTTGGCGCGGGCCTGCGCGGCGGTACAGCAGAAAGACTCCAGCGGGATGTTGACCTGCAAGACGTACCATAAGATCAGCCGCTCGAAGGCGGCGTTATGGGCCATTATGCGATGGCCGGTGAAGTCAGGTAGTGGCTGGCCGGGGAGCCAAGTCACAACCTCGCCATCGTCGACGGCGTAGGACATACACAGCACCTCGGTGCTTGCGTCCTGCGCGTAGTTGTAGACGCCTGCTGACTTGAGGTCGCAGGTTGAGCGGGTTTCGAAATCGAGATATATGTTGCTCACTCACACGCCCCAACGAACGGCGCGGCCTTTGTCACCACCGGCCTTACGGGCTGAGGTCATCCAAGTACCATGTCTCACTGCATCTAAAATATTTTCAGAGCGCGTACCCCAGCATAGATTTGCAAGTCTATTGTCCGCAGGGTCTCCGTTCAAATGGCGGCACTCATACTTATCGGGGGCAGGGCCAACAAACGTCAACAACACTAATTTGTGAACACACTGACTATTTTCCCGTCCTAAAGCCACACTCAGATGACCGCTAGGCATACGACCCGGACGCAAAATGCGACCTTCGGCATAACGTCTAAAAGAGCGCACGCGCCCTTGATTGCTGACTTCATATCCGCCGTCATACCCCGGCACAAATTTCCAAATTTCCATAGCACGGTCTCCTTTTCAATGCCCACTCTTGCGAATGGGCATCAAAAAATCAAACGGCTACGCGACGACGGCGCCCGGCTGGCGGCGCCTCTGGCTCTGGCTCACCGTCCATGCTAATCCATTCGGCAAGTTCAAACACCGGGGTGTAAATCTTGCCGTAGGACTTGTGCTGGTAGTGATCCTTCTTCAGCTTGACAACGGCGACGGGCTTGGTTTGATCCTTCTCAACCTGCTCGGCCAGCGCAGCAGCAACGGTCTGGACGCTACGCTTACCGCCGACTGAGGTCGTGGTAAAGCGCACTTCCATGCCCTTGTCATCGCCGGTTAGGCACTTGAGGCTCATGCCGATCTGCTGCTCCCAGCCCTTCTTAGCGCCGGGCGGCACGTCGTCAATCTCCGGCAGCGGCTGGCTGACGGCGACCATCTTCTCGCCTAACACCTCGCCGTCGCCCCAGGCAATAAAGCCGTGGACAAAGGAGAAGGGATTGACGGCCCAGGTCGAGTCGTCCTCGACCTCGGTCTGGTCAGCGCCAAACACCCAATGGCCGGTCTTGTCCATCTTGAGGATGACAACACCGGATGGGCCAGCCGCCGACACGGCCATGCTCTTCAACGCAGTTGAAAGAGTACTGATAGCTGGCAGACCAGCTTTGGAGAACACTGAAAGATTACTCATGATTACCTTTAGGATAGTTTAGAAAGATGGGCAAGTCGTTTGCCCAACAGCAGTACCTCGGGGCGCGGGTCATCCACGCTTGCCAAGGTGTTACCCGAGGAGATGGCGACGACCACATCAGCAGGAAGGGCGATCTTGCGCTTTTTGAGCACCTTCTCGACCTTCGCTGGCGACATGATTGATGTCTCCATCACCTCAGATTCTTCAAGGCCCAACGCAAACAAGGCGACCTTGGCCTTGTCCTCGTCAGTCCATTGTCTGATCGCCCGTTTGGCGACCAGTTTGTACTCGGGCAGATTAGCCCCGGACTCCATCATGGAGAGCGCCAACTCCCGCAGGCTGGAAATCCAAGTCTCCAACAAATCCGCGTTTTTTAAGTAGGTGCTGATTTTCCCCGCATCTAAATTGTCCAGCTTGACGGCCAGCGCCCGGTCGGCAGCGCCTGTCATCTGCGGGCAGATGGGCTTGGCGGTGCAGAACCGGCAGTGGTCGCCCACCGTAAGCTGCGCGTCAG